CTAAACAGGATGTTACTGAGATACTTGAAAGTAACAAGGAAATTCTGGAGGCAGACAAGCAGAGAACCGGACATCTTAATGAAATGCACCATGTAGCTCGGATTCCTTTTACGGTCATTGATGACTTGAATAAAAAGGGGGTTATGAAGGGCTTTAATATCATAGATGACGTTGCTTTTGCTCGTTGGCTTAATAGTTCTGAGAATGCACAATGGAAAGTCTATAGGGGGACAATATGATCGTAGGTGCTTGCGTACCAGCTAGGGATGAAGTTCACACATCGTTTGCTTTTGATTTCGCCAAGATGGTTGGCAGGGATTCAAGACATCGATGCTCTAAGGATGGCAACGGGCTAAAGCTCTATACGATGGCAGGAACGCTGATATTCGATCAGAGGGAGAAGCTAGTTGATGCTGCTCTGGCTGAAGGATGTGATGCGATTCTGTTTATTGATTCCGATATGCGGTTTCCGGCTGACACTATTGATATTTTGTTAAGCCGTGATGTGCCGATTGTTGGAGTTAATGCTGTAACAAGACGTAAGCCGACACTGCCGACTGCATTGAATCTGGAGCTTGAGAAGGATAAGGATGGAAAGATTATCCGTCATGCTTGGCATAAGATAGATTCGATGGATAAAGAGGGCATAGAGCCTGTTACAGCGGTTGGTTTTGGTGTTGTGATGATTCGTAAGGAAGTCTTTGAGAAGGTTCCTAAGCCTTGGTTCGATGTGGGCTGGGGATCTAAAGGGATTATCGGCGAGGATGTGCATTTTTGCATCAAAGCCTTAGATGCCGGGATTCAGACTTATGTTGACCATAGTTTATCTAAGCATATTGGTCATATTGGTACTTACGAATATCGTTGGGATGATGTAGAGGAAGGCGCTATTGAGGCGCACAATAACAGGAAATAGACATGGCATTTACGAGCTACAGTGACCTAAAGACTACGATAGCGAACTACCTAGCTCGTAGTGATCTGACTTCAGTTATCCCTGACTTTATCCGGTTGGCTGAGGAGCGTTTACGTCGTGACCTTAGAATACGTCAGATGTTGGTCGTTGCTACGGCTAATACGACTGCTGGTGACTCTACGGTTGGTCTGCCTACAGACTTCCTAGAGATGCGTGACATCCATCTGAACACGACTCCTATTGCTTCTCTGGCTTACGAAGCTCCTAACGCTTTATACGCTAATAATCGGTCTAGCGAGTCTGGTTTGCCTAAGACTTATACGGTTTTGGCTTCAGAGTTGCAGTTTTCTCCTATTCCTGATGCTGTATACACGGCTCAGATGCTGTATTACGCTAAGCCTACGCTTTTAAGTGACACCAATTCTAGCAACGTCTTCTTGGCTAATTGCCCTGATGCTTTGCTATATGCGTCTTTGGCTGAAGCAGAGCCATATATGATGAATGATTCTAGGCTGCAAGTCTGGGCATCTCTGTATGATCGTGCTATAGCGTCTATTTCTACTGCTGACCAGTCAAGTGAGTACAGCGGTCAACCGATGGCAATGTCTTATAACGTGAGGTAAATCATGGCAGAAATGTCGAACTATCTTGAGAATGCGCTGATTAACGCTACTCTCCGTAACACCAGCTACACAAGCCCTGCAACTGTTTACGTTGGTCTTTATACATCTGATCCTACCGATGCTAATACTGGTACAGAAGTCTCTGGTGGTTCTTATGCTCGCACTTCTGTTACTTTTGGTTCGCCCAGCGATGGCGTTAGTACCAATAGTGCTGCGGTTGAGTTCCCGCAAGCCACAGGATCATGGGGAACCGTAACGCATATTGGTATTTTGGACAATTCTACTAGCGGTAATTTGCTTTATCACACACCACTAGATGCATCTAAGACGATTGCTTCTGGTGATATTTTCAAGATTTCTATTGGTTCTTTGTCTGTTACTTTGGCGTAAGGGGTAAGTAATGTCTACTATCGTCACAAGAGCTGGCAAAGGTAGTGCGCTTACTCATAACGAAGTAGATGCTAACTTTGTAAACTTAAATACAGATAAACTTCAATCAGGAAGCACTGCTGCAAGTCTTACAATTACCAGCGCAACGATTAGTGGTGGAACAATTACAGGTATTACTGATTTAGCGATAGCTGATGGTGGAACAGGAGCCTCAACAGCTCAAGGAGCTATAAATTCTCTTGCTGGTTCAGTAACTTCAGGATCTTATTTAAGAGGAAATGGCACCAATGTTGTTATGTCAACAATTCAAGTTGCTGATGTACCTACATTAAATCAAAACACAACAGGAACTGCATCAAATGTTACTGGCACAGTAGCCATAGCTAATGGTGGGACAGGAAAAACAACTGCAAGTACAGCTTTTAATGCTTTATCTCCAATTACTAGCACAGGAGATTTAATTCTTGGTAATGGAGCAAATAGTGCAACTAGACTGGCTATTGGCGCAAATGGATATGTTTTAACTTCTAATGGGACTACTGCGTCTTGGGCTGCTGCTTCCGGAGGTTCAATTTCTTGGCAATCAGTTCAAACATCAGATTTTACGGCAGTTGCTGGAAATGGTTATCCAGTTAATACAACTTCAGCAGTAATAACTGCAACTTTACCAGCATCTCCTACTGCTGGACAGATAATTACTTTTACTGATTATGCTGGTACTTTTGGTACTAATAGATTTGTTTTATCTTTAAATGGTAAAAAATTTAATGGAAGTACAACTGCAATTAAAATGGATGTAAATCGAGAATCATTTTCTATAGTATATGTTGATGATACTCAAGGTTGGATTATTTATTCAAGTAATGTAACTACTGCTGTACAAAATATTGTTTCTGTTGATTTCTTAGTTGTTGGTGGTGGTGGTGGCGGCGGTGCATCATCAGGCGGTGGTGGTGGAGGTTATAGAACATCTAGTGGAACTTCAGGTGGTGGCGCTAGCGCAGAATCAACTCTTACTTTATCCTTAGGAACAACTTATACCGTTACAGTTGGCGCTGGAGGAAATGGAAGCGCATCATCAACATTTAATGCAGGTAATGTAGGTAATGACTCAGTATTAGCTACCATAACATCAAAAGGTGGTGGTTATGGTGGTGGCGGAGCTACTACAAATGGTGGTACTGGTGGTTCAGGTGGCGGTGGTTACTATAATGGAACAGCAACTGGTGGTGCTGGTACAGCTAATCAAGGTTATGCTGGTGGCAATGCTGGTGGTGGCGGTGGTGGTGGCGGTGGTGGTGCTGGTGGAGTTGGTTCTGTTGGAACTGGTAGTGATAGAAATGGAACTGGAGGAAATGGTGGTGCTGGTGTAAGTTCAAGCATTACTGGATCAGCAGTTAGTAGATCAGGCGGTGGTGGCGGCGGTGGTGACCATAGAGATTCTGGCGGTGGAGGTTCTGCTTCTGCTGGTGGTGGAGCTGGTGGTGGATCTGGCGCAAGTTCAGGAACTTCTGGTACAGCTAATACTGGTGGTGGCGGCGGTGGATCATCATCGACTACTGGAACCAATATTGGTTCTGGAGGAAATGGTGGTTCAGGTGTTGTAATAATAAAAATACCAAATAATTTTACCGCTACTTTTAGTGGTGGTGTTACGCAAACTATGTCAACAGCAGTTTCTGGTTACAAAATTTATACTGTTACTGCTACTTCTACAACTTCTGAGACAGTGACTTTTTCATAATGGCACATTTCGCAAAACTTGATAATTTAGGAGTAGTTGTTTTTGTTACGGTTGGTCGTGACGAAGATGATGAATTAGAGTTATGCGCTAGAACTGGCGATACTTATAGACGTACTTCTTATAATACTGTTGGTGGTATTCATTTATTAGGTGGAATTCCATTTAGAAAAAATTTTGCGGGAATTGGATATAAGTACGATTATGATAGAGATGCTTTTATTCCACCAAAACCATATAAATCTTGGATTTTAAATGAGCAAACTTGTTTATGGGAAGCTCCTAAGCCAATTCCAATAGATTCCAAAGATTACGTTTGGAACGAAGATACTATTTCATGGGAAAAAGTATTTACATGATTTTAATTAAATTATGAGTCTTCAATACGTTGTATATGATTATTGGGAATATGGCTATGCTGAAGGCGATGCAATTCTTGTCAATGGGAGTGCATCAGTAACAGCAGATTCCACTGTTTCTGCTAATGGTATACGAGTACAACTTGCAGACGGAAGTGTTATATGTAATGCAACAGTAACAGCAACAGGCATAAGATTTCAATTTGGCGCAGGAAGTATTGCTAGTAATGCAAATGTTTCTGCTGATGGAATAAGGATTCAAACTGCATCAGGACAGATAGATGCTAATGCAAATGTTACTGCGCTTGGTGGAATAATAAGATTTGCAGATGCTAGTGTTAATTCATTAGCTACAGTAACAGCAAATGCTAATGCAATTTATGTTGGTGTAGGAACTATTAGTGCTTCTGTAATAGTTTCTGCTTTAGGTACAAGAATACAATTTGGCGATGCATCTGTAACATCATCTGCAACTATTTCTGCTAATGGTTTAAGAATAAGAACAGCATCAGGAAGCATTGATGGACAGGCTACTGTATCTGCATTAGGGGGCGTTGTTTATGCTGGCGCTGGATCTATAGAAGGATTTGCCACAGTATCTGCATATCCTAACGCTATATGGTCTGCTAATGGGTACATTAAATCTACAGCGGTATGTGCTGCAACAGGTCAGATTATCGGTGAGGAATGGTCAGATGTTATTCCTCAAACGGATATTTGGTCTGGTATAACTACAAGTAATGACATATGGACAGCAGTAGCTGGTGAATCTGATACTTGGACTCCAATAACGGTCAGTTCTAATACATGGACTCAGCAGAACGCTGGTTCTAACACTTGGTTGAGGCAGTAATGGCAAAGATAATGTTTGGTGAGTGGCTCCCAGATCAGCCCGGCGTAACAGGTGCAGTTACTGATGCCAAGAACTGTTATCCAGTTACTAACGGTTATGCGTCATTTCCTAGTGAAGCTGATTATTCAGATGCAGCAGCTCAGACTCTCTTAGTTACCTTTGCTGGCAAGTTTGGTGGAGCTACAAACCTATTTGCTGCTGGTGCTACACAGATCTACAAGTTTGATTCTAACGATGCCACTTTAGATGCATTAACGACTAGCGGTTATACGGCTGTTGAGGGTTGGGATGTAACTCAGTTTGGCAGCAAGATGATTCTGGCTAATGGTCAGGATAAGTTACAGGCTTACGAGATCAACGTTTCTACTTATGTAACAGATTTGGCTGCTGCTGCTCCTACGGCTAAGTACGTAACAGTGGTTCGTGACTTTGTGGTTGCTGCTAACGATGGCACAGACTCCAATAAGGTCTACTGGTCTGACATTAACGATGAGACAGACTGGACTCCCGGTGCTGCATCGCAATCAGATACACAGTTGCTGCCTGATGGTGGCGATATTACAGGTTTAGCGGGTGGGGAATATGGTCTGATCTTCTTAGAACGTGCCATATATAGAATGAGCTATACAGGCTCCCCGCTTTTTTTCCAATTTGACGCTATTTCTAGGTCTTTAGGCTGTATTTCTAACGGTTCTATTGCCCAGTATGGTGGTCTAACTTATTTCCTCTCTGACGATGGTTTCTATGCCTGTGATGGACAGACAACTAAGTCCATTGGCGTTGAGAAAGTAAACCGCTGGTTCTTTAGTAATGCTGCTCCTAACGAAATATTCACAGGAATGAGCGCAACAGTAGACCCAGTACGTAAGTTAGTAATTTGGAAATTCAATAACACGTTCGGTGGTAAGTATTTGCTCATTTATTCCATTGATTTGGGTAAATGGTCATACGCTGATACTACTGCTACCAGTATTGCTTATGTATTAACGCCATCTGCTACGTTAGAACAGGTGGATAACTACAATACAAGCATAGATGCGCTGGATATTCCGCTAGATTCTCGTGTTTTTGCTGGTGGACAACTGCTATTTGCGGGTGTTTCTGGCACAAAGATCATTGCTTTCTCAGGTCAACCTAAGACAGCGAACATAGCGACAGGTGATATTGACCTTGGACAGTCTGTTGTGACCTTGGCTAGACCTATTGTGGACAATGGTGGCGCTTCTGTAGCCATTGCAAGCCGGAATTTGCTCACTGATTCCGTAGAATTTGGATCAGATGTGACTGCTGACTCAGAAAACCGTGCTCCTTTGCGTTCTAACGGTAAATATCACCGTCTGAGACTGACTCCAACAGGATCTAGCTGGAAAACAGCGGTTGGTTTGGATGTAGATGTTGTTAAGCAGGGTACTCGATGACTCAGTTTCGCACATTACCGCCATTTGGAGGCGATCAACGGGCTGTAGCTGAGGTCGTTCGTGGTGTTATGGACGGGAAGACTAATAATACCGGCACAATTACCTTAGCTACGGGTAACGCCACTACAACTACCCTCTACGACGAGCGTATAGGCTACGACAGCCTGATTTTCTTCGTTCCTATATCTGCTGCTGCCTATGCTGATTCGATGCCTTACGGAGCGTTTCAGAGCCTTGCAGACCAGTCTATAACGGCAAACACAGCCACAGCCATGACAATGGATACAACGGACTATTCTGATGGGGTTTACCTGTCTAATAGTTCTAGGTTGAACGTAAGAAATACAGGTGTGTATAACTTGCAATGGTCTGGTCAGTTCCAGAATACAGATACCCAGTTACACGATGTTAGCGTTTGGCTAAGAAAAAATGGTTCAGATGTTGCAGGATCTACTGGCTTTATCTCGATTCCTAACAGTCATGGTGGTGTAGACGGTCACACTATTGCTGGATGGAACTATTTTATAGAGCTAAATGCTAACGACTATATTGAGCTTTATTGGTCTGCTACTAATGCAGCGGTTAGCCTTCAGTATTACGGAACCCAGACTAGCCCGACTAGACCAAGTACGGCATCACTTATTACAACGTTGAACTATATATCCCCTAATGCGTCAACCAACATATATGTTTCTAGTAAGCAACAAGGTCAGGCTACGATAACGCATTGGGCTAATAACACTGCGAATAAGACTTACGGTTATATAATCGTCGGATGACAGAATTTAAATACATCCCGGTCGATGACCTAAGAAAATGGTGGGCTTTTATTAGGCCCGGTTTAGAAAAGATTAAAACTAAAAGTCCTGAGAATTGGATAGTCGAGGATGTATATACAGACTGTTTCAATCAAAAGGCTATGCTTTGGGTAGTCCTTAAGAACAACCATTTTTATGGCTTCTTTATCCTTCAGCCAATGGGGCAAGAACTCCATGTCTGGGCTGCTTGGACGTTAGAAAATGATTATCAAGTGGTTGAAAAAGGTTTACAATTTATCAAAAGTA